TGATAGGGGTTCATGAAGGCTTGCGCGCGGCTCGGGTCGTAGCCCTGTGCCGCGCCACCAAGCTGAGTGACCGCTTGCTGTAGCTGGCCAATGCCTCCTGTCATGCCCTTAGCCGCTTCGCCCGCCTGTTGCAGCGCGGTCTGCGCGTCAGTGAACTGTCCCCTAGTGTCCGCGCCACGCAGGATGTCAGCCGCTTCGCCCGCAGTACGATATGCACCGCCCAGGGCGACATTCGCGCCTTGGATGTAGGGCATATACGAACCAATGCCCGTGGTCCGCGCGGCCTCAATCGCTTTCATCTGCGGGTCTGTAAAGCCCGCAACTTGATAACCAGGAAGCTGCTCGGCAAAGCTGGGGCCTTCCGCAGGCGAAGTCGCTAGTTCAGAGGCCCTTTTGAGCAGGTTTAGCTTGTACGCCTCAACTTCCGGGCTTTCCGAAAGCATCCGCTGAGTGGTGACTGTCTCTGCCATTTAAGCGCTCCTAACCGGCCCGCCTTCGAGCATCTTCATCAGTTTGTACATGCGCGCCGCACCCTTGCGGCGGCTACCGTTGCCAGCATTGCGCACCGCCTTGGCGGTGAACACAAACTCACCGTCCGAAAGCATCGCGGGGATCGAATCGGAAGTCCCGGTCCCCGGTCCGTTGATCGCGCCCGTTTTCCTTGGAAACTGAGTCGTTTCCATCGGACCGCCCTTGGCTCGATACACAGGCATGGGCGGATAGATCTGCGGCACTTGGTACAACCCCGCCACGTTATACGGCTGCAACACGCCACCTGGGCTCAGCGTAATTCCCGGCGTCGGTACAGTCGGTGCCATCGTAATCGGATTTACGGGGAAATTGGGCACGGCGGGCGTCGGCTGCTGCCGAGGTTGATAGGTCGACGGGTTTGGATAGAACCCACGGTTCTCAAAGAACTTGTTGACGTCTTCCGCCCGCTTTTGCGACTGTCGAATGTAGTCCTCGGCATCGTACAGCGGACTGCTGTCCCCAGGCTGAGATTTGAAAGCCCCTGCTGCTCCGGCTACCGCAGTTCCTGCGGCTGCCAGCGGACCATATTTCTGAAGGATCCCCGCATCGGCCGGTAGGCCAGGACGACTGGGCGACAGGTACTGGTTGTACAGATCCGTCGCGCCTTGTGTCATACGGCCAATGAAGCCTGGCTGCGCAGGATTGGCTCCAGGCGGCAACAGCTGACCACTGGTTGAATACGGTGTCGAAGCGGTCGTGCCCATTTCCCCCGCAACCGAAGGAGACGGCGCAGGTCCTGCCATCAATTCGCCCGTCGGAGAATAGACACCAGTGCCCATCTCTCCGGCCATATTGGCTGCCGTACCGAGCTGACCAATTCCTTGTCCTGCTCCAGGAGCCGCGGCCTCTGCCCCCGGCGCAGGTGCCTGCGCTCCAGGCGCGGGCGGCCCCATGGCCTGGATGCCGCCAGCAATCAAACCCGAAGTCGCACCCATCTTCAGTGCTTCAGAGGGCTTCATGCCCATCAAAAGCCCTGCACCAGTACCCAGAACACCTGTCGTCAACCCGGTGCCCAAAGCCGTACCGGCCCCCGGCAGCATACTCCCGACCGACTGCAAGGGGCTCACGCCGCCAATCGTGCCACCGCCACCAACATAGCCAAGAGCGGCCGACACAAGCGCCTGTTTGAGGTTACCTCCGGCTGCAAGCGTTGTCGCGCCACCGGCCAGCGCCGCAGCGCTCGCGGTGCTCGACACAAGGCCAATGCCCGCCGGACCGAGGACCGTGGCCAGCGCCACTGTTCCAATAATCTTGCCGATCGGCGATTGCAAAACCTTCTTGACCGCTTTTCCAACCTTCTTGAAGAACTTTTTGAAGTACTCCGGCAGCCCCGTTTCAGGGTTGATCGTCCCCGAGCCGCCCTGCGCTTTCAGCATCCGCGCCTCATCCGGCGTGATGTGCGCGAGCATCGTGTCACCGTTCCTGCCCCGCGAGGCAAGGTACTGCGCCATGTCGGCCAAGCCACCCTGTGCCATCTGCATGGGCATCGGACCGGGGCCCGCTTCCATAGGAGCCGCGGCTCCTGCTGCCTGGCTCATCTTCAGTTCATTGAGCACCGCGAGCGCCGCGCCAATGAACACGGGATCATATTGATCAGGCATGTCGCCCGGATCCATCATGTCCCGAGCAATCAGGTCCTGGACTACGCGTTCGTAATCGTTGGGATTGCGGGTCAGGTACTCCATGATATCGATCAACTGATCGATCTCACGGGGCGTCAGATCGACATCAGCAAGATCCTCGCGCAGCGAGGCCTTCATCGTTTCCAGCGCTTGCGGATTCGTCATCCCGAGCGCGGTCTTGGCGGCGTCGTATGCGTCAGCACTGGACACGGCCATCGGTTCTTGCTGCGACATGGGGGCTTCCATCGGAAGCGCCATGATTCCTTCGTTTTCCATAGCATTCCTTTCCTTCGTTGGCCAAAAGCCCTCAGTGGGGCTGCGCGTCAGGAAAGGACGCGGATATGGCCAAGATTATGGCCGATTACCTTACGTTCTGTCCATTTCCATGAACGACAACCAAAAGTCCACACTGGCTACGGATGACGTCACTTTGATCACGTCCGTAGCCTCCAGGATACAAGGCACTCCACTGAACACATCCATCGTCTGGTTCGTGGGCAGCGCATAACTGCGCAAGAGGTAATACGGCGTACCTCCGCCCAATGGGTAGACGGCGATTGTCAAAGTTGTCTGATTGGCGTTTTCGTTAGTGACCCGCAAAGACGACAGGACTGACGTGTTTTGCGCTGGAGCGGTGTACAGCGTCGTCTCGGTTGCAGCCGACGGCGTCAGGTACTTACGAAAAAATTTGTTCGCCATATCACATCGCCGATACGAAGTTGATGGTCAGAATGACGGATGGGATAGTGGGTCGGGTTGGACTGGTGTCTGCGGCATAGTGTTCAATGAAGACATCCGTACTACTGGCCCACCATGCGATCTCCAAGTAATTGACGCTTGGATCGGTGACTGTAAAGATGCCCGTAATTGCCGGGACGACGTGCGCCCATGTACTAGAGTCCTTGCGCGCCGCAATATCAAACCGGGTTCGACTATCCGGGAAGTTTACTCCCGTGTCCTTGGCCCAAACCTCAAACTCTTGAGTCGCATTGCTGCGGTTGGATACCTGCAACGTAAACGTTACCAGGTACTGACCTCCACACGGCACATAGATCTTGCTGTTATCAACAACTCGAACGCCGTTGGAAACGGCGACGACATCGTAGGTCAAAAGCTCTTCGGTTGTGGTGCTAGTAAGGTCCTGATCCAGGTTAGAAATCAGCATCGCATGGGGCAGAATAATCCCATTACTGAGCTGAAACCCCCGCACCCCTCCCGCAAATCCGCCCCCAGCTCCAGCTCCCGCAGCCATCCAAGTGCCCGCAGAGGCAAGGTTGTTGTCAGGGGTAGACGTGTAGGAACTGTTGAGCTGAAGAATTACTTGCTCAAGCGACCGTACCAACTGGTTGAACTGTGCAGGATCATAGACCGCCGAAGCATTCGGCAGCCTGACGTTGTTGATCTTGCTCATCTCAAGCCGTCCGACCGGATGTCAACGCGCATCGTGCCAAAACGCCAGTTCCCATCGACCACATTGCTTTGGATACGCAACTGGATTTGTCGACCGCGCGCTCGCGTGTCTACTTTTTCCGTGGTGGGGGTGATGGTGTATGGGTCCAAAGAACTCGGCGTGGCCGTAGCTTGCGGAAAAGCCCGCAACAACAGGTGCACGGTCAAATTGCCTTCTTGATTCTTGAAGTCAGGAATAAACCGCGACATGAACAGCATTTGATCGCCGTCACCGATGTCAAAGTAGCCTGAGGTGATAAACGAATCGATTGCCGCGCCATTTGCATTCTTGCCGTCTTCTTGGTTATAGATCACAGTACGGCCGGGTGTCAGGCCATAAATCGTACTGATCGTGCTGGCCGTGCTGTCCTCATCGTATTCGGAAGCAAGGGGCTTGTTGAAGGACCCCACATCACGCCACGCGGTTCGCGCCATCGTGCCGATCGACCAGACGTTTTCCAGGTAGTTGTAGGTGACGTTGCGGTCAATGTAATCGCTGTCCGCGGAACAGTACCACCACGTCACCTCGTTAAACTGCGTGTTAATGCCGACATGGACCTGCTGCGCCTGCACAAGGTTGATGTCCTTGAACACATAGTCTTGGACCGTGCACGGGAGCTTTTTGACCGTTCCATCAAAGACAAAGAACGCTTCCTTGCCCATCCAATAGGCCACGCCATTTACGTCAGCGGCCGCATGAGGCCCCATGATCCCGCAGTTTGCGCCCAGCTGCTGGAATCCAAAAGTGTACGGCGGTCCAAGATACTGCTGGCCATGCAAGGACAGGTCCGTAAAGATCAGGATCTGACCACGCGATCGAATCGCGCTGATGATCTCGTTACCGTCCGTGAGCCGTTGTCCACCGGCCGTGTTGGTTGCAGTCGGAGTAAAGTCATTGATGTTTTCTTGACTGGAAAACCGCACGAACATTGGATCTTGCGTGGTAGGAGAGCCAATCGTCGTCTCTGTGCCAAAACACACTAAGTGCCGATCCGGCGTGGACACCAATGCAAACTTGCTCTTCGTGGGCGCGTTGGCAATAACCGTTGCGCGTGTGTTCAATGTCGGGACCGGCGGCCACTCGTAGATGCCTCCATTGACATACTGAAGGATCAGATTTTCTCCGTAGGTGTCAAACTGCCAGACTTGAGCAGACAATTGAACACCCGCTACACCAGTCCGGGGCGTGCCCCACGTACCAGTCCCCCAGGTGCCCACACCCCAACCAAAGTCAAAGTAAGCGATTGGCGAGCCGGTGTTGATTTGGTACTCAGCATTCGCGGTGCCTGCGGCAGTAGCCGTGCTACTGGCCTGCATCGGAGCAGTGATTTTGTATTCGTTGGCGTTAACAATCTCAGTTATTTCAAACTGATTGTTCAGCGAAGCGTTTGTGATGCCTCCAGGGTTTCCGGTGACGCTTGAGAATGTTACAAAATCACCTAAGAGCGCTCCGTGGGCTGTATCGTTCACAACAACCGTGGTGCTGCCACTTGTCGTATCAAAGGTAATTGCCCCTCCCGTTACTGTGCGCCGGATTGGAGTGATGTCCGCCCATGTTCCACCATAAAAGGCATAGACCTTTTTGTTGGTGCCCACCGCAGCAAAGGGGCTCCCGTCAAGATCTGTCCACGTAAAGACCTGTGTAGCCATTCCCAGAAGGTCCACCGGGATTGAGCCAAAGTCCGTCCACCCACCAATCTTTTCCGGCAGCCCGTAACGAAACCGAACATAGTCCCCATTCGTCCAGCCACCTTCAGCGCCGTACTCCGTGTTCTGCTTGTCGATGCCGGGTTTTAGGAACAGTCGTAGCAGTGCCATGGCTCACCTATAGCTCGCCGTTTTCTTTGCGATAGATTTGGGTTGCTTTACAAACTGCTTGCCCTTGGCATTACCACTGGCCTTGGCACGATTGGTTGCAGCCTTTTCACCCGGCGACAAGGCATTCCAGGCAGCCGCGGGCAAGTAACGCTTTTTGCCCTTGCTTGGCTTGCCGTCGGACGTGGTCCATTTTTGGGCAGTCCAGTCCTTGAGCGATTGCTGCGGCGCTTTCATGAGGTATAGCCCCCGCCTTTTTTCTTGTACTCCGCCGCTAACAGTTGTGCTTTACGCGCGGACCATTCTCCAGGGTCACCGCCTTTCGTGCCTGCTTTAATCTTGGAAAAAAGCGCTTTTCGCATGCTAGGCTTGGTGTAATTCCCCGCTGCGTTGACCTTGGATTTGGTTTGTTTTTTCATATTTGTCTTTGCAAATTAAATAACCCGATACGCAAAATTAAAGTACATAGATGAGTCAGAGCCTGTTACTCCGCTATTGGCCCGATAATACAGATCTGCACGATTGTTTGTAGTATCGGCTTGGATATAAATAAATGGCGGATATGCAGCTATTATGCCGGATAAAAGTATGGTAGGAAATCCAATACAGTCCGTTTGACTTGTAAAATCAGAGGCTATGGGTAGTGAAATACCGACTTGAACAGTTCCACTGTTAAACTGAATTCCAAAGCGACCGTACACTGTTACAACGCCCTGTACATTGGTGTACATGCAGGTTTCAGCAGTGGTGGATACAACATTAGCAACGCTTGTTAAAGTTGGGGTATATGTGCCACTAGATATTCCCAGCGCTATTCCTCCGGATCCTGTGACGTTTTGGCCAAGCGCAGCAGCTACACCAGTACCAAAAGCTGAGATCCCAGTTCCGCCATTTGCCACTGGCAAAGTTCCAGTGACCTCAGAGGCAAGATTCACATTTCCCGCTGTAAAGGCACTCGTTCCATTGCCTCTAACGACGCCCGTTAAAGTAGTGGCCCCCGTCCCACCACTGGCCACGGGCAACGCCGCGCCCAGCGTCAGCGACGGAATGTGATCCACGGCCGTCACGACGTCTGTGCCATTGTTGTAGACCAACACTGTCTTGCCAACCGGAACGACCACCCCAGTCAGGCCTGCAACCTTGACCGTCACCTGTTGATCAGAGCCGTTTTTGACGATGTAAGGCTTCTGGACGGCCGGAACGCGAAGCTCTGCTGCCCCGCCCGGAGAACCCGTCAGGTTCAGGTAAATGGCCCGCGCGTCCTGCGCGGCATTGGAATCCGTCAGTGACAGCGTGATGGTCGTGCTGGACATCGAAATGTCAGCCCTGCCCACAATCGCTTGCTCAAGCGTAGTGCCCAGATTGGTGTTTGTAACGGTTCCCCAAGAATTGGCGTTGGAACCGTTGTCCATCAACTCCAGCTTGAGGCTGGTTGAATAGCTTGGCATCTTGTCTTCCTTACGTTACAACTTCTTGCCAGTTGGCAGACTGCGCGTCATTTACGACCGTCCATCCACCATACCGTGCCGTTATTACAATTAGACCAGAGCCCGTGAGGCCAAAGGTTGAGCCTGCGCCACCCCCATAGTTCGCCCCAGCGCCTCCAGTCTGCAAGCCTCGCGAACCGCCGCCCCCGGCTCCCGGACCAGCTGTGGCACCAGTGGAAGTGTCGGTCCAAATGATGTCCGCACTTCCATTTGCGCCTCTTCTAAAGTCGCCACCTGTAGAACCGGCGTAACTGCCTCCGCCGCCCCCGCCGTTGGTGCCCGCTTGGGCAAGAACGGTTTGCGTACCCGCGGCCCCGCCCCCTGTCCCAAACCGGTTGTTTCCACCATTGCCACCGGTTCCGAGGGCAATTGAAGCAGATTCTCCATTAAATCCGTTGTTCGCGCCACCACCCCCGCCCGAACCATCAATAGTGGCACCAAAACCGCTGCCCCCATTTGCCCCAGGGCCGTTGGGACCAGCCGCACCACCTCCGCCCCCGCCACCATTGTTTGCACCAGACGCTGACGCGCCACCGTTGCCGCCAGAAAACGCGACATCCCCGATACAAGCAGAAGCCTGCCCACCAATGCCGCCCGCCGACGCGCCGCTGCCACCTGCCTTTGCAAGGACACCATGGTTCTTGTTGGTGGGAGCAGTATTTGCCTGTATGTTGAGCCACGAATCATCAGATCCAAAAATGTCATTACCAATGATCGTGCGGTAATAAATCGTCTGGCCTGGGGTAACTGCAAGATAGTTGGTGCGAGCATACGCACCACCTCCGCCTCCGAAGAACCCACCAGAAGATCCTACTCCTCCGCTGCCGATTGCCTCAACCCGAATGGCGTAAACATTTGCGGGGACGGTCCAAGTGCCTGTAATAGACTGCCCTGGGTTCCCAGTTGGCGGAAGAATAAAGCACAGTTGCAGTTGTCCAACAGGGGTCCAAGTGTATGGCTGGCTATCATCGATTAGGCCCCAGACAAGAACACCCCCCACCAGCCCCTGCGCGGACACCCCTGTGACAACAAACGAAGCATTCCCGGTTACAGAAACAGATCCAACCTGTCCCGTAGCCGACACCCCCGTCACCGGAACCGGGGTGATTAGCTCTATCGTAACTGACCCAACGCTACCTGTCGCCTGTAGCCCAGTAACCGACACATTTGCGTTGCCCGTGACCGCAACAGAACCCACCTGGCCGGTGGCCTGGACGCCCGTAACTGGAACAGGCGTAACCAGATCGACTGTGACGGAGCCGACATCACCTGTCGCAGACACCCCAGTTACAGGAGCATCTGCGTTGGCCTGAACTGTTACAGACCCTACCTGACCGGTGGCTTGAACACCTGCAAGAGTGACGTTTGCGTCACCAATAAGAGTGACAGACCCTACCTGACCCGCACCCGAGACACCTGTAACTGAGGTGTTTGCAGCCCCGGTAACCGTTACAGAGCCTACTTGGCCAGTGGCTGAGACGCCCGTTACCGCGACATCTGCGTTATCCGCAATATCGGAAAACGGAAACTCTGCGAATGAGCCAAAGCCAAACATTAGAAAAACAAGAAGAAGTTAGATGTTGCAGTCCCCGGCGCAGGAGCGACGTTGAAGTCCCATCCTAGGCTACCGTTGTTCGTTGAATTCGTACCAGCGTACCAAGTATCAGTGAGGTTGTACGCCCGTATGCCTGTGAGGGCAAGGTAGTCTACGTTAGCCGCAGTCCCCGATCCAGTAAAAACAAGCGTCCCAGGCGAAGCAGCAGATGTACCTTGTACAGTCAGGATGTTTCCTGCTGTACCAGCAGCAGTCCACGAGGTCGTGATCCGCTGGGTGGTCGTGCCGATGTTGATTATGTTTGCACCAGCAGCCGTGCTGCTGATGGTCTTGAACGTGTTATTGCCGGAGATCGCCAGCGTACCGTTGCCACCTTGGTTCAAAGTGATGTTGGTGTAGGCAATGCCGCCGCCCTCAAAAGTCTTGGCAGACGCGCTGGTCAGACTGATGGTGCCGGTGCCGGTGACGGTGAGGTTGGTGGAGGTTGCAGCGTTCCATCCACCTGTTCCCGATATAGCCAACGTTCCAGAACCTACCGCAATAGTTCTAGTGCCAGTACCAGACGTTGCAACGGAACTAAACGCACCTGACAACGTGACGTTGTACCCATTGGCATCAAAAGTTCCTGTGGTTACTGTAATAGCACCGGCCGCGTTTCTGTCGCAAACAAAAGCATCTTGCAATGTCACAGACCCACCCGGACTATCAATGATAAAACTCTGCGTAAAAGTCTTGCCAGCGCTCGTAATCGTTTGACTGCCTCGGCCAGCAAACGTAAGTGATGCAGTGCCACTCAGCGTTGTACCAGTGCCATTGATTAAGTTGCCACAAACTAGGTTTGTGAAGGTTGACGTCATCGCAAGCGTCACCGTATTGCTTGTCCGAAGGGACATGTCAATCGTGCCAATATTGTATGCTCGGCTAATTGTGATTGTGCTGCCAGATGCTGGATACGTTGCCGCAGGAAAGATGACTGTATCTTGAGCGAGGGGGAACTGTGTAATATCGGCTGTACCCCCTTCCGTAGCTGACCAGCCGGTAGAAGAGTCCCAGGCAGCAGATCCGGTCGAGCGAACATAAACGGTTTTTGGTGATGGAAACGTAATCCCGCTATTGCCTTTTACATCCCCCAACCTAGTACCTGAAATTGGAGCAGCAGCACCTGTGACGGCAATGTCTCGAAAATCCACATCCGTACCGGAGAACGCTGCAACGGTAAGAGTTCTGGTTGTGCCAATAACGTCAGACCTAATAAACCGACGATATGTAGCGTCTGTACCAGCAGAAAAAGTCAAAGTGCCGGTAATGGTTTGATTTCCGGTAAGAGTTATTTGATTTAGACCTTGAGAAGTCAAACCAGAAAAGGACAAATTGTTGAAACTGTTTGTGCCATTGATTACAGTGGCTCCAGAACTTGTACTGGTGAAGCTGACGTTGTAAAAAGTCTGGTTGTTGCCAGAAAAGGTTGGCGCAGCATCTGAGCAGTTAATCTGAGAGGTGCTTGCGGTAACAGTTAGGTTTGCACGATTTGTTTCGGCTGTGCCAAAATCAATAAATCCAGAAAGTCCCAACGTTGTTGTTCCCGTGCCAAAGTTAATTGTGCGAGTATTTCCGTTATTAGACGCGATATTGCCCGCCGTTAAATTATAGGTGGAAAGATTAATAGAGCCATTCGTAACCGTCAGCGGTGACGTTCCTATATTTAACGCACTACCCAAACTCCACGAACAATCTACGCCATTTATCGTTATATTAGCCGCCAACACTATCCCATTCGTAGTAAACGTCAGACCCGTCGAGTTGCTGGATAACGTCATGTTCCCAGTATATGTCCTCGTCAGTCCCGTTGCAGGAAGCGTTACGTTGCCGTGTATCCCGACCATTGCAGCCGATCCAGCAAGCGTCACGTTTCCAGACAGCGGCCCAGCGATCGTGAGTGATTTCATCCGAATACCGCCAGTCACGGCATCTACCGTCGCGGTGTAGGCAGTCGCGTTAGATGCTGAATCAAAGATCACATCATCGTGACTGCGTGGAACCGCTGCTCCAGAAGCTCCACCAGAGCTAGTAGACCATTTAGTTGTGGAAGACCAGTTGCCCGTACCACCAACCCAATAGCGAGTGGAATCTGCTGGTTTAGCAGTACGGTAGACAGGTGCTCCGGCAGATCCAGTGGAGTTAGCCCCAGCGTAGAACTCACCGGGGCTTGTGGCTGCAAACCCAATGCTACCCATCTGGATATAGTCAATACCAGAGGTACAGGCACCAGCGAGAACGTGAGAAGTTCCCGTACCCGTCAGCGTAACAACGTTGCCTACAGTGCCAGTAACAGTCCACTTGCCGAAGGTCTGAGTGGTGGAGCCTAGAGCGATGGTGTGCGCTACAGTCTTGGTCGAGGCGAGTTCGGTGAATTGATTATTTTGTTGTATCGTCGTTGTAGAGATCCCTGTTGTGCCGCCAATAGTCAACTTGTTGTAGGAAAGACCACCACCTGCAAAGGTACGAGCAGATGTGCTGGTGTCAGATAGGACGATGTTTGCGGTTCCTTTGTAGAAATTTAGGTTTGCAGTAGTCGATGCATCCCAAACAGCCCCAGTTCCAGACAAAGTCCATGTCCCAGAGCCCATTTTTAAGGTTCTGGCGTTGATACCAGAAATGAAAACTAGCCCCGCTGTCACGTTATGACTAACAGCATCAAATGTTCCGCTGGTTAGCGTCAGAATGCGGGTTGAGCCGAGAGATAGGGCATCAGCAAGCTGCACGGTTCCGGTCACACAGTCAATTGTTACCGGACATCCAAACTGAACGCCGTTGCTGGTGATGGTTTCCGTGCCTCTAGTGGCAAAAGTGACCGTGCCGCTTGTGCTGCTCGATGTGACTCCCGTACCAAACTTCCAATCACCGTAAACAAACGGTGCATTTGCACTGGTGGATAGCGTCATCGCACTCGTTCTAGCCGAGGCATCAAACGTGCCGATGTTCCACGCAGTGTCAATTGTGATCGTGCCAGTCACGCTGCCTGTGTTATCAAACACCGCCGTGTCTTGGGCTAGCGGAAACTGATTGATGTCCGGTGTACCACCAGATCCTGTACACCACGCCGTAGCACTCCAGTTCTGAGCGCCTGCAAGGTTCCAGTAGACGGTCTTAGCAGCAGGAAACGTGATCCCAGAGTTCCCACCGCAGTCACCTGCTCGGGTCGGAGATGATCCCGCAGCAGCTCCAGCAATCGTGATGTCGCGGAAGTCGCAGTCTGTTGCAGACAGAGTGCCTACGGTTAGGGTGCGGGCGGTGCCGAGGGTGTTAGAACGGACAAAGATGCGACGGACTGGTGAGGCTCCGGCTACGGTGAGGGTGCCGGTGATGGTTTGGTTTTCGGGAAAAATCAAATTACGCAATCCTGCAGATCCTGGAGCGGTTACCGTTAGATTTGTCACGGTAAGAACGCCGCCTGCGGATTGGAAATTATGCGTACCCGCAGAAGTGGACGTAAAGGATAGGTTATATAAGGTCAACCCACCACCATATATCGAAGCACTTCCGACAGAACAAATAATAGTAGAAGTGCCAGCGTCCACTGACACTTGCGGGGCGAGCGCGTAAAAGCCAAAAGGGCTGCTCCCGCTAATAGTTATAGTAGACGACCCAAGTTTGAGCGCTTTAACGCCACCGGAAAACCCTTCAAAACCGAATGCTGTGACATTAAAGTTCTTGGTGTCAAACGTGCCGTTGGTAACGGTGAGGGTGTTACTACCAATGTTTAGCGCATCAGCAAGCTGAACTGTGCCGCCGTAGGAGTCAACCGTAATGCCGCCGCTAAATGTCTTGCCTGCGCTGGTGATGGTTTGCGTGTTGCGGCCAGAGAACGTCAAGGTGTTTACAGTGCTTAATGTGGTTCCAGAACCGTTTTTCCAATCACCATAGATCGTAAACCCAGCTCCAATTGCCAGCGTCATGGCACTCGTGCGACCCGACATATCCACCGTGCCTGTATAAGGCACAGCAGAGTTCATCGTTATCGTGCCCGTCACCGAACCTGCGTTTGTGAACGTAGCGGTGTCCTGCGCGAGCGGGAAGAAGTTAGTGTTTGGCGTACCTGTGCTTGTATCCGACCATCCGTTTGCCGACCAGTTCTGTGCGCCAGCGAGGTTCCAATACACCGTCTTAGGCGTACTGAACGTGATCCCTCGGCATCCCCGGAGATCCCCGATCCGCGTACCAGAGATCGGCGCAGCAGTGCCAACAACGTAGATGTCCCGAAAGTCTGCGTCTGTCAGACTCGGTGTGGCGTTGATGGTAAGAGTTTGGGCGATGCCGTAGGTAGCTCCACGAAACCAGACTCGGCGATTGCCTGCCGTGCCGGTCGTGGAGAGGGTGCCGTTGATTGTTTGAAGGGAGTCAAAGGTTATCGGCGTCACACCAGCGGATGCGGAAGCGGTTACAGATAAATTGTTAAACGTGTTTGCGCCCGTGATTGCTGCTCCACCCGCATTGGTGCTGGTGAAAGCTACGTTATAAAAAGTTTGACTCCCGCCGTTAAAAATTATTCCGTTTCCCGATGTGTTTATTTGCGATGTTCCTGAAGTAAAAGTAAGCCCGGTGCTGGTGGCAAAATCAATTGAACCGGTTAACGTTACCGTGCTTGATCCTAAATTTATGGCTCGTGTGTTTGAATTTGATGACGCTAAAGTGGCGGCAGTTACGTTGTATCCGTTGGTATTAAATGTACCTTGAGTAACAGTTATGGACCCGCCAGAACGTACCGTAACTGCATCTCCTAGCGCAACCGTAATTCCAGAGCCCGCAACAGTAAAGTTAGTAAAAGTTTTACCAGCAGTTATAAGTGTGCTCGTACCTGTGATTGTTGCGGTGCCTGTGTGCGTATAAGTCATTCCGGCAACAAGCGTCACACTACCTGCAATACTAATGTTTGCACTACCCGCAATCGTTCCCGTGAACCCAGTGCAGTTGATTGACTTGGCCCCGGTGTTCCCTGAAGAGATGGTTACGGTACTTGCGCCGGAATTACCATCAAAAAACACATCGTCCGCAGACGTCGGGACAGCTTGTCCACCGGCACCGCCAGATGTTAATGCCCATTTAGTACCGGCAGTACCGTCCCACGCAGCCGTTCCACCGACCCAGTAGCGATCTGCCACGGTTACACCCTGTAGAACCAGATGCCATCAATCTCGATAAGCTTGGCTCCAGAGGGTGGGACTCCTTCTAGCTTTTGATAGACCTCACCACCGATCTCCTTGGTGGTTTCCGGCTGCTCAACAGGCGGCGCAGTCACGACGGCAATCCAGTTATCCCGGCGCTGTTCTTTCATCGCCTGGATCTCTGCCTCGGTGAAGGTGTGATCTTCCGGCAGGTGCAGAGCGTCAGCGAACTTGCCATGAGGGGTTTCAAATGAGAAGTCGATCTTGATCATGCCTATGCCTCTTGAGCTACTGCAACAACATCCCAACGGGAATCTGCAATGTTATAAATACAGCCCACATAGACTGTCTTGTTAATCACCGTCGTTGTAGGTAACGTTACCCCGACAGCGCGAAATCCTTTGCTAACACCAGTCGTCCAAGTCAATGCCCTAGCAGTGCCGTTATCCTTGATCCGAAATACCGCTCTCTGACCATCCGTCGGCGTCCCAGCGTCTGCGTTGATCGTTAACGCATTGGCTAGAGCAGAAAAGCTCTGCTGGTCATAACTGTCGCTGTTCCAAGCAAAAGGGGATGCTGTTGTCGTCTGAGCGTTGCAGCGTTGTGTGATTCGCTTGTTAGTAAGCGTTTCCACTCCATTGGTTGTGGCTTGATTGATCTGCGCCAAAACCTGAACTGCGCTGCCGCTGTCTTTGAAGTACAGCTTTCCGTCAGCGGTGTTAACCACCAACTCACCAGCAGACATACTTACGCCGGTCGGGACAGATCCCGGTGTACTGCTGTACCTTAGTTGGATTGTCGTGACGTTGCCTGAGTATGACGCTGATGTCGCTGGGACAATTTCTGCCCCGTCAACATAAACTGAGCGCTCTGCTGGATACGTCAGAAACACATCCTTACTGCCAGCACCCCAACTGACAGCGTTTCCGGAATTACTAGAGGCGAGGATCGTGTCTCGGCTAAGAGTCGTGCCAGACGCTGTATATGTCCCGATACCAACTTCCCAGTCAGTACCATTAGTGACCGTGTAATAGGTCGTGTTGCCATCACCAACAACGGAAAACGACTGGTAGCCGGTAACGGCACCGGCCAGCGTATAAGTGCCAGTGCTAGTCGTTGTGGTTGTCTCTTTTACCCGATCTTTAAGGACGAGCGCCATGACATCGGCCTATTACGCAATGCGAATAATCGCATTTGAAGCATCGGCAGTCGGGAAAATGATGGTGAACGTTCCCGCCGTAGACGTTTTTGCACCACCAAAGTCCAGTACACACACTGTTGGATTGGTATAGGTATGCGTGGGAGTCGTGTTGTAAATCAGTGCTCCATACGCCGTGATCGTAGCGCTGGTAAACGATAAGTCAGCAAAATCGGTGAATGCCGTGGTGCCAGAAGTCGTCGGATTAACGTTGGTCAAAGCACCGCCGCCCGCCGAATACGATCCAGACGCAGCTACCTCATTTGTTGCAGTGTACGCGGTTGTTGCCGCAGTAAACGACGCACTGTTGTCGTACAGCGCAAGCTTAAATGTGTCTCCCCCGCTTGCACGAAAATCATGCACCGCCTCAAGAAGTTGCTGCTTGAAACTTGTGCACATAAAATTGCCGGTAAATGCCATTTCATTTCTCCAAAAGGGAAACCAACTCAGGGTGCCCTGACTGTCTGATACGATTTGCTACCGTGACGCGGTCCTGCTCAATTGCTTCTTGCAAGTAAAACAAAACCACGCGCCGTACCTGCTCCTTAAAAGCCCTTGCCTGAGCCTGGACAGCAGGATGCGACTGATCTCCTACATGAATAATCTTGTCAGCCGCACGCTGTGCGAGCTCTTCAGGCGTCCATCCACGGTTGGCCGTGGTTGCCACCTGGATTCCTCCAAGCAACACCGCTGATTGAGCAGAACTCATGGCCCTGGGGACTCCGATTTGATGGGGATACGAACCATGCCGTCACGGTACTCGTCACGACGACGACGACCTTGCTGCTCCATGCCGAGACCCTGTAGCGCTTCTTTGTAAGCGCCACGGAAATAGTTCAACATTTCGGTCGGCCCCTTGGTATAACTGTACGCTTGAATAAGGCAGGCATACAGCAGTGCCTCCGGAGCATTGTTACTGATCCAAGTGGTGGTGTTGGTCGAGGACAACTGCGGAGGACGGTAAATATAGCCTAGTTCAACAGCAAACCCCGTGTTGGGGGTTGGAGCGACATAAAACGTGTTTTGATCCCAAACCGAATAATATTTTGGAACGCCGGTCGTGGCCCCATTAGGCCAGTATTCCTTCATAAAAGACGTGTCGCGGAAGTCAAGAAAAATTTGATCCGATCCCGACGTAATCATCATGTATCGATGAGTCAGAATGTCTGTAGGAGCCGACAGGAACTTGTTGCCGGATGTCAGATTTCCACTGACCTCAAGCTTAAATTCATCCAGATCAATTTCGCGTAGGATCTGGTTCTCCGCCAGGGTGATAAACGTATTAATCACCGAGTTGGTAAAGACATTGCTTCCCACCTCAGTGTAATTGCGGATGTTGGTGACCAGTTCGTCGTAAGTCATGATGTGCTCACAGTAACAGATCCCACCACACCCTGTGCGATCAATGCCTGCCCAACGATATAAGGACGCATGTCATTGGTCCCGCGAGCGCTTCCATAACTTTGAAACGCCGTAAATCCGGGGGCCCCGACAAATACCGAAACCGGCTCAATCCGGTCTGGCCGAGGATCACGTAACGCAATGGCATCACCACGATACCGCAAAGGCTCAAGCTGCGGTTCCTTGGGCTCGTAGTCGTCTGGGCAGACCATGTAGCCTTCCCAGTTCTTGCGCAGCGTATTGTATGGATAACGCTGCCCACAGTAGTCGCACAAGGCAAGCGAGTACTTTCCTGTGGCGAAGGCCATTTTTAGTACCCTACATCAGGCACAAACTGGACACTGGCCGTGTCTCGGTCTTCAAGAGCCGCCCGCTGGAAATCTTCTTCGTACATGGCCTTGAGCGCCTGCACCCTGTCAGGTGCAAACTTCAAGGCCAGGTAGTACGCCAGCCCCGACACCAAGCATGGCAAAAAGCGGAAGTTGATGTCCGCTGTATTGGTGTAGTTACCCGCATCTTGGATCCGACGAATCCGGTAATACACAAAGGTGTACGTCTGGTCCGCCGCCGGGTAGAAGAACACCTTCGGCGTATTGGTACGCTGCACGTAGAACTGCGCCGGACGAGCCTGTGAAGTCTTGTCCGGTACGTTCAGCCAGTCTTCCCGGCTGATCCGCTCAATGTACACATCCGTGTTGATGCCCTGGCTGTTCTGACGGATGATCGCTTCCAGCACATTAACCGTATCAGTCGGCAACGTGATTTCGTTGACCCCTTGGGTCAACGTGTAAGTTGCCTGCTCAATCGTCCACAGATTGAGCCCCCGATTAGCCCAGTCAAGAAACAACAGATTGAGGGAGCGTCGCGCCGTATTGAGCTGATAGCCGCTTTGCGGCCTCATCCCACAGCGCTCAAACGCCTCCTCAACCAGATCGTCAATCGACAGGTCAAAGGTCGTTGTGCCTGAGGTGGCCATTTAGCCGCACATCCCGCCTTTGCGATAGCCCTTGACCTTCTGGCCCATGGCCATCCGCTTGTGCTGGTTCACAGCACCGCCCTTGGCCATCATCACCGGACCGGTCTTGGTGCTAGTCGCAGAGATCGTCTTACCACTGCCACCGCCGCTCATCACAGCGCCACCACCGCGCGTCGCGCATCCCATCCCACGTGCCATGATCATTTCCCCTTTTTCATTGCACGACCACGGGTGTCCGCAGTCTTGCGCTTCATGGCCCGACCAGCCATGTCCGAATTTTTCATCATGCTGCCGTCAGGCATCTTGTGCATGCCCGCCATGCCGCCCTTTTTGTATTTGGTGGCCATGCCACCGCCCATCATTTTGCCCACTCCATCGGCCGCAAAGGCGGGCACCATTTTGCCGC